GTAATTTTATTATTAGCCTCAATTAGAGGTTCTCTACCTGTTAATATATTAATCGCTGTTGCGGTATTACCTTGTAACGCATCCTCTATTCTAACACGTCCTACAGTGGCCGCAAACGTATTCTGAGCAATCCTTGCGTGAACGGGACCATTTCTGTCATCCTTTATGTATTTAGCAGCAAACTTAAATAATTCCGATTCGGTATCATAACTTGATGATGAAGCCATAATACCTATTAAGTTATGACTTTCATAAGTAAAATATGGGTATAACTGTAAATTGGCTCTTCTTGGTAATGTTTCTAAATTTTCAATTAATTCATAATCAGTTGGTTTGTATAAATTAATACTTTTTGTTTGAGCAATTTCTTGATCCCTACCACCTTGAGCAGGGGATCCAGATCCAACAACTACATCACCAGGATCGACATTAGCATAATCAGTCAGATTTTGAACAACATAATTACTTGATGTAAATGTTTGAGGTCCATTAGGTTGTTGTAATGTCCTACTTAAAATATAATCTCTGAATACCCTTGTTTCATCAAAACCTAAATAACTTGGCATTTAATCTTTTATATAATAAATAGACTTATATTTAAAATCTTATTATGTTGATAAAACTATCTCTTGTGATCTATAATCTCTTTTGTTTATATCAGTTTGGTATAATTCAGGATTTCTAAACATTTCTCTTTGTAATGGATCTAATAAAGATTGAACCGCACCAAATTCATGTTTATGGACTATAGTAACAGTTGAGGGTTTTGATTCACCTTTATTGGTTTCTGTTGTTGTTACAGGTTCTTTTTCAATAGTTTTTTCGATTATTTCGTTTCTACCAGAAATAAGAGGTTCTGTTGTGGCATTAATTACATTCGGTGTATTTAAAGTTTCTGTTGGTCTACCTACAATTTGTTTTGGGGTAATTACATTTTCAGTTTGTATTGTATTTTTAGGTAAAATATTTTCTTCAACTGTAACGGCTTGATTTTTTAAAGTCTTGTTTATTGATTCATTATATTCTACTTGTTCAGTTTTTTTATTTTTTTCATTTGTAATTAACTCAGAAACATTAGTTTTATTTTCTTCTAATGATGTTCTAAAATTTTGAAAATAATTTTGAAAATCTTCTTTTGTTGATTCTTTAGATGTGACTATTTCATCTTTTCTTGTAAACAATTGAGTAAATTGTTTATTTACATCACTAAATTCATTTTTATTTTCAACACTCTTTGTGAATATTTCAGAAGTGTTTTTATTTAAATTGTCTGAAATATTTTTTGATGTATTTGTAACCAAACTAACCAAATTTTCAAAATTTGATGTTTTTCCTTCAATTAAATTAGATTCTTTTGTTTCTTTTTTTACTAAAATATCGTTTATAGCGGAAGAAAAATTAGTATTTATTTTATCTAAATTTTCTGTTGTTCCAACTTTATTAGTTTCAGTTTTTAAAGTTGTAAATAATTTATTATTATTTTCAGTTGTTTCAGAAATATTTTCTGTTACATTTTTACCTGATTCAATAACATTACTTGCCACATTATTAATTGAGTCTTTTGTTTGTTTTTGATTTTCAATTTGAGTCGAGTATAAATTATTTTGTTTTTCAGATGTTGTTTTTATATTTGAATTTAAATCTTTTGTTTCTTGAACACTTATTTTAATCTTTTCTGTGGTTTCTTTTGATCCTTCTTCTGTACCTTCTTTTGTTAAATTTGTAAATTGACTAATTGCTTGTGGATATAAATCCATCGTATGAGTTCTAAATCCACCAGGATTAGTATTTCCTTTTAATGTATTATCAACACTTACCATTGCTTGGGTACCTTTATCAGTGTTTTCTTTTCCACCTTTACCGCTTACACTTGAGGCACCTTCTGAAATTTCTTTTTTAAGATAAGAATACAAATCTTTTAATCCTGTAACGTCACCAACAGCTTGTCCCGCCTCTTTTAATAATTTTACACTTCGAATTTTAGCATATGTTGACAAAACTTGTACATCTCTAGCAATATTTTCTATTTCTGTTAATTGTTCTTTTGCAATATCCTCAGCAGTCATTTCACTAAATCTTTTTTGGAATTCAATGATTGATTTCGCTGTGGTTTCGTCCAATTGATCTAAGGCCATTTCTGTTGGTTTGCCCAATTGATCAGCTAAAGACTTTGGAATACTTATAACCATTTGTCCACCTTCCATATGTGACAAATTAGTCAAAAATTCTTTATCATCTTCACTCATTTGAAGACCTGACCTCATTATAGCGGTCGCCGCTGAAGTTCTTTCAGCCGCAGCAATTGCCCCTTTTGTTAATTCACTTAAACTTATCCCTAAATCATTAGCCATTTGTCTGGCTTTTCTTAAATTAAGTCCAGTAATTTCAAATCTACCTTGTTCTAAATTATACGTTGCCAAAGAACCAGCGGCACCAATTAACGCGTCTTGTATACCTTCAATATTGTTTGTGGCATTATACATTAATTTTATCGGGTCACCAAAGTCACCTATAGCTCCACCTAAGACTTGTAAGTTTGCACTTAATGATAACGCCTTTTCTGGGTCCATAACATCTTCAGCAATCTTATAGACACTCTCTAAATTCATTTTGAATTCGAGAGATTTTTGAACCATTCTTGTTAATCCTTCTACTCCTTTAGAAAATCCATATTCGTTTAATTTTCCAATTTGTGTAGTAATATCAGCAACAACTTTTTTACCACTTAAACCTAAACTAACTGATTTCGTTCCGGCTTTATTAATCAAATCAATTGTTTTGTTTGTACCGACACCGACTTTTTCAAATTCCGCAATTGTTCTACCTAAAGCACTTGATGAATCTAAAAACGCTCTTATAGTTGGTGCGGCTTTTTCAAATGTTTCTTGATTTATTAAATTGAATTTTCCACTTTGGTTTACTAATTCGGTGAATATTTCACCTAAATCTTTCATCCCAATACCAAACTTGGCTGTACTTATGGAAGCCTGTTCTATATCATCTCTTAATTTTTGAGATAATTCACCAGATAAGTTTGTTGAAGCATTTATTTGATTTCTAAGTTCAGATTCCTTTTTAAGTTGATCAGTTATTGAAGATCCGAGTTTATCTAAAAGAACTTTTCCTTTTTCTTTTGCTGTTTTATTTTTATCTCTTAATATATCAAGAACCTCTTCAATAGCGTATCCCTCACCAGATGATGTTACCGCACCTTGAGTCAACTGTGTTGATATCAAATTATCAACTATTCCTATCCCACCAGAAACCGCTTTGTTAAATTTAGATGGTGTATTAGCACCACCTCCATCACCAGTAGGTGTTTTTGGTGAATTTGGAGAATAAAAAGAAAATAATTTATTTAAATCACCATCAGAAGGTTGATTACCATTATTATCTTTAATATATTTGGCTAAAGCTCTAGAAAATCCTTTTTCATCTGACCCAAATAATCCTACATTTTGATATTGAACTATACCTGGCATACCAATAAATAGATTATTTTTTATTTTCTATTTCAATAATAAAGTCAATATAATACCTTCTAACATATATCGGCATATTAATGATGTCATTATATGTAAAACCTTTCTTAACTAAAAAGTAAATTTCGTTTAATTGATTTTTTTTATAATCCGTAGAAAAAGCGAAAGAATTCTACCCCAAATCCAATTTGTACTTGGATATTCTCTCCTGATGGGGTTGTTACATTTTGAATTAAATCTAATCCTGGTTTATTATCATTCACAAATTTTTTAAAATCTTGTGAATCCTTAATTGGTAATTTTTCAATAAAATTATGAATACCCATTTGATCTCTATTTCCACCTACAGATTTAATCATCATTTCCAACCTCTTTGTTACAACTGGAGGTTGACCAATACCGTTCCAACTTTCCGCGATTTTTTCTATTTCTTTTTCTTGTCTCCTATTTAAAAATTTAAAAGTAATTTCAGTTTTACTTTTTTCCATATAATACGAGTACTCACCCATACTATCTTCTTTTAATTTAAAGTCTTTCATTTTTAATACAGATAGATCTACATTAAAAGAAAAATCTTTTTCGGTTTTTGGGTCAGTTGCGGTTATCTTATATTCAGGACCGAATGCGGTATTTCTTAAGAAAATTAATATTGATTGTCTATCTTCTTCAACCAATTCATCAATATTAACGTCCCTATCTAATATTTTTCTTCTCAGTAATTCATCAATAACTGTATTAGTTTGAATTAAATTTGGTGAGGATAAAATATTTTCATCTGATGCGGTTAAATATGATACTTTAACTGATTTTTTCTTGTTATCATAATAAATTCCTTTACTTGGTAACTCCACAACATCATATGAAATGGATGGGTCTATTTTAAATGTTTCTTCCATAATATAAAATTTTAAATGAGTAGATAAAATAAAAATTCCATATATCTACTCGTATAAGTAAATATATGGAATCCAAATTTATAAGTAAATGATATATTGTATTAATAAACCAATATACATCTATCCATTCTCAAACTACAATCAATTGTTGCAATCTCATCTTGTTTGTAATCCAAGTTACCAAAGTTAACAGATGTTAAAAAGCAACCTTGTAAAATCCACTTTTCAACTGCGACACCTGTTGGATCAAGCATTTCAAGTTCAACATCTTTCTTATAACCAGCAGCGTAACCCATACGTCCTGAAACAGATTCTGCGTGTAAACGGAACCATTCCATTAAGGCTTGAGAAGCTGAAGGTCCAATAGGATCTTTGAAATTAACTTTCATTTCATCCCAAGTAAATCTACCAGCAACATAAGTTGAAGTATTTAAAAAAGGAATTTCAACTGAATTTATTTTAGCACTTGGTCTTTGAGAAGAATATACATACCATTCATTAATTCCTAATGAAGAAGGAAATCTTAGGATAAATCGGTTCTGCCTTTTTGGTTCGTATGGAACCGGCATTTTCATCAGTAAATCTGCCATTGTTTTCTATTTTATTTTTTTGTTTATCTTTCTTATAAATATATCGTTAGTTAAAAAACTTTTTTTATTTTGTAATTATTCTTGACTTTCTCATTTTTTTTTCGTAGTTTTTTACTACCCAGTATTACTAGTTCCAGTAGAAAATGAAGAATAACAAAAAATAACTAGATATATCAAATAAATATTATAATTTCCAGTTCCAGTACTAGATCTAGTATATTCTGGGTGATATAAAAAAAATTCTTTTATACTTTTATTGTTCCACGTGGAACATCAATCATTTAAGTTAAGTTCAAATTTCATAGAACCACAATCCCAAATCCTATCATATCCTTTTTCTTGCATAATTTCCCATTCTGTTAAATTTTCGGAAAATCCTTCTTTCATCAATAAATCCTTTCTAAAATTGAATCGATGACTTCTATTTATAAAATCATCAGTTTTTAAATACCAGTAGTTTGGAGGAGTATTTTCAATGAATTTAAATCCATTTTTACAATATACTGTATTCAAATTATCCAATCCAGACCATCTAATATCTGCAAATGTTAAAATTTTGTTTGGTTGGTAAGTTGAAATAAAATACTTCAACAATTTGGAAAACCCCCCAATAACATTGGTATTCAATATATTACAAAATCTTATAAGTTCAAATTCTTTTTCTACTTTGAACTTATTTCCTAAAACTTTTCTTTTTGATCCAAATGTCATTAAACTAACCAACTCATTGTTATAATACAATCCGATCCTTATTTTATCAATACTATTTCCTTGCAAATGATTCTTTTCCAAGAAAAAACTGGATTCTTTTTTTGTTACCTCCCTTATATCACATTTTCTGGCGTATACCTTATTTTTTGTTAAATTCAATAAATTACCAACTCTTGATATAACAATTTCTGGTTTTAATATGATTTCATCCTCAAATATCTGAATTAATTTAATTTCATTATCATACGCATATTTTGTTTTATTAATATGATAATTTTTGTCCTTTTGCCCATATATTTCTGAATGGAAGTAGTTACCATTTATTTCAAATCCAATCTTTTTTTCATTTATCAGAATATCAATCTCTTTTCCATTTAATATTTTTCTATTATTATCAATATGTTTAATGTTATTTTGATTTAAAAAATCACGAATTAAATTCTCAATAGATGAATTCTTTGATATTGGATAACATTTTCTACAAATAGGTATTTTACCTGATCCTAAAATGGTACTACTGAAAATAAAATCACATTTTGTACATTGAAATGTGTATGGTCTGGATGTATTTACATCCTTATTATTGATATATTCTTCAATTAGTTTAATATTGTTTTTTTCTAACTTATCTAATAATGTAGGTATATGATTATTTCTTATTGTATTTTTTAATTTATCAATAAATTTTTCAACATACATTGGAGATGATACACCATATTTTTTTTGAAAATTACTTTTCATTTTATCTTGAAATTGTTTGTCTTTAAACAAAGAATCTGTACCATATTTCCTAATTAGAGCGTTTTTAGACTTTTCAATTCTTTTTGTTTTATTATCTGGTTTACTATTCCATTTTAGTCTACATTCATTTGAACACAGTTTTCTGTTTGTTTTTATTTTTTCTATAAATTCAACCCCACATTCAATACAAGTCCTTTTTTCCCTAATAGTAGAATCCTTTTGTTTCCCTATTAAATTATTTTTTTTAGCATATTCAAAGTAACATTTTCTGTTACAAAACTTTTTATCACGATGTTTGAATTCTGCACTGAATGTTTCATTACAATTACAACACACTAAGTCTATATTCATAAAGTAAAATTTATTTAATACTAATCAGATGGTCTCTACAATAAATATTATAATAAATAAAAATGACAAAAAAAAATCCCCTAAAAATTAGGGGATTTATTAAATACTATTTGATTTTATTAGATATTCTCAAATGTAGCACCTGCAGGAGTGATAATGAATTCAAGATCAATAAATTCTAAGGATCTTGTAGGTTTAATGTAGATTTTACCTCTCATTGTATTAGTATCCAAATCTTCAGTTGTGAATGGAACTGATACCCTGAATTCATATAAACCTCTTTCCTTTTTAATTGCTTCAAGAATTGGGTTAACCAATCTCAAGAACTCTGCTCTTACCTGTGCATCATTTTGTTCGAACAACAATCTTACTGCAACAGCGGAGATAAGTTTTCTTGCTCTCAATAACAATCTTCTTACATTTATTCTATCGAGTGCCGATTCTCTTACTTGTAGAGTTTTGTTACCCCAAATTATAGTACCAGTATCAGCAAAAGTTGCGATAGGGTTAATTCTTGCTTTGTAAAGATCATCTCTTTCATCCAAAGTTAATTTCTTAACCGCTTTGATTGAGTTCACGATACCTCTTGCGTAACCCGCTACTGCGAACCAAGGATAAGAAACATTATCTGTTAATGCAATATTTCTTAATACTTCACAAGTAGGTGGTACATAAATTTGAGAACTATTGTCAGCGTCTCTAATTTGAATCCAAGGCCAGTAAGTAGCTGAATAGTTACTATCCATATCCAAAGATTCTAAATTATCAATAATATCCTCAACATTATCCCTATTTGGTGAGTTGATAACATAAAGAGAATCAGCTCTGTCATTCTCAATCATATCAATCGCTTGAAGTGTTAATTGATTGTGATCGTAGAAATTGATACCTGGAGTTGTAAA